AGGTTGTGGGAGAAATTGCTGGCGGAATTATCAATGTGATTGGTGCAGTCATTTCTGGCCTAAACGCGTTAATCTCTGGAGCCGTAGCTGGCATCAATGCTCTGATTCGTCTGTATAACTCAGTCCCATTCTTGCCTAACGTCTCTCAGATTTCTGCTCCATCAATTAGCGTTCCGACCGTGACGATTCCAAAGACAACTACCTCAGCAGCTAGCATTCCTACAATTTCGGTTCCTAGCGTTATGGCTTCAACAGGAACAGGATCTACAACAACTTCGGGCGGAGGTGTCTCATCAGCTGCTTCCGGTGCAGCACTAGCAAGCTTGCCTGGCGGTGGATTTACTGATTCACAGAATGCTGCTCGTTTAGCTGCTCAAGCTGCTTCTGCTCCAACAATCAATCTCACAGTGAATGGCGCAATCGATGCCGAAGGTACGGCACGAACAATAGTGAACACACTCAACGATTCTTACTATCGTGGCACTGGCGGAGCCGGCGCACTCCAGGCAATCTGATGACTCAGTGGGCTCCAGTCTGGAAAGTAACGATTCAAGGCGTCGAATACACTGACGTCGTTCTAGCCAATCTTTCAATCTCATCAGGGCGCACGAATATCTACACACAGGCTCAAGCCGGCTATTGCACAATCAATCTCATCAATCTCAATCTTGGCGCTATTACGGCTCAGATCAATGACGCGGTTTCAATCCAAGTCAAGGACACTTCTGGCACGTTCGTTCCAATCTTTGGCGGAAGCATCGTGGACGTTGCCGTGACAGTTTCACAGACTGGCTCAGTGGCAATCACTCAGGAGATAACAATCACGGCTCTAGGAGCCCTCTCAAGGCTCCAGAAGGCCTTAACTTTGGGCGTGTTGTCTAAGGATTTCGACGGCGACCAGATTTACACAATCCTCTCGGATCTTCTAGTCAATAACTGGTCAGAAGTTCCAGCAGCTCTTACGTGGGCTAACTACACTCCAGCCACTACGACATGGGCTACTGCCGAAAATACAGGGCTCGGCGAGATAGATCGTCCAGGCAGTTACGAGCTTGCAGCGCGTGGATCTAATCAGACTATTACTTGGAATCTGGTGGCCGACCTTGCCACTTCAGGATTGGGCTATTTATACGAGGACGCGTCTGGACTTATCTCGTATGCCTCAGCAGATCACAGATCAATTTATCTTGCCACTAACGGCTACACGGATTTAGATGCCAATCAAGCTTTAGGTCGTGGAATCAAGATTCAAACTAAGGCCGGAGATATTCGCAACGATGTCTCTATTGTCTGGAAGTCTGGAACAAAGACGGCGACCGATGCAGCTTCAATCGCACTCTATGGCAAACTGGCGCAACAGATAACGACATCGTTAGAACACGCGGTCGATGCCGAAGATCAAGCCGACTTCTATCTGACCCTAAGAGCTCAGCCACAGGCATTCTTAGAATCCATCACCTTTGCATTGACCAATCCGGAAGTTGATGATGCAGATCGTGACGCTCTTATCAACGTGTTTATGGGTCAGCCGATTTCACTCTCAAACTTGCCGGCCAATATGCAATCAGGAAACTTCTTGGGCTTCGTTGAGGGCTGGCGATTCCAGGCTTCTTACAACGAGCTCTCAGTGACACTTATTGTCTCGCCACTGCCATTTTCACTTCAGGCTATGGAATGGCAAGATGTAAGTGTCGCTGAAACCTTTAACACTCTTAGCCCTACACTTGACTACGCAGACGCGTTAGTCGTCAATTAAGGAGAAACGATGGCAAATCCAACTACAAACTTCGGCTGGGTCATGCCGACGAGCTCTTCGCTCGTTACGAATCTCCCAGCAGATTTCAACACTTTCGGCCAAGCCGTGGACACATCGATGTCAGAGCTACTCGGTGGCACAACTGGTCAAGTCTTATCTAAGACATCTAATACCAATATGGACTTTACGTGGGTCACTCCTACGGATCAGACACCACTGACAACTAAGGGCGATTTATTTACTTTTACAACAGTGGACGCACGTCTAGGCGTGGGCGCAAATGACACAGTCCTCACGGCTGATTCAACTGCTGCAACTGGATTGAAATGGGCTGCTGCTTCAAGCGGTGCAATGGTATTAGTAAAAGCCCGAACAACTTTCACCGCAGTCAGCGACACTTCAACAACTTTCGACAGTGTATTTACATCAACATATAAAAATTACATTGTTATTATTGACGACATTGGTGGAAGCGTTACCGGTGGCGGTAGCACTTTGAACTTTCAATTTCGTTATGGCACAACTACTCAAGCAGTATATGTTGGCAATACTAATCAAGTATCAAAAGCGGGAACAGTTACAAACATTAACGCTGCAACTGGAACGGCAGCGGGATTAGGTCAAATATATTCAGGCGACCAATCTTTATTTCAATGCACAGTTTCAGGCGTTGCAGTAACCAACCGCTACGCTCAAATTGTACAATATGGCTGGACTTCTGCTCTTGAAGGAAGTTTGAATGGCGGTTTTGCTGCAAGTACTGCTCGCAATTATGACGGATTTATTTTATCTGCATCATCAGGAACAATTACAGGCGCAGCAACAGTATATGGATTGGTGGCATCATAATGACAACAAAAGCAGAAGCAATAAAAGCGTTGAAATTAGAATATCCAACGCTTAAAAGCGGTTCAGATAAAACTGGCTATACAGATTTAAGCCTTACCGATTATGAGGCAACCATTGAAGCGTGGGCAAATAATCAATTAGCCGAAGAAGCACAAGCAGCAGCACAAGAAGCCGATGCAATTAAAGCAGCAGCAGATAAAGCAGCAGCACAGGCGAAACTGGCTGAACTTGGTTTAACTGCTGATGATTTAAAGGCACTTGGGCTATAAGTGGAACACTTGACTAAGATTTATCCGGACGGCACTGCTGCACGGATCATCGAAGTCGCACTAGCTGAAGTCGGCACGGTAGAGACTGGCGAGAATCTGACAAAGTACGGCAAGTTTACAAAGGCTGACGGATTGCCCTGGTGCGGATCCTTCTGCAACTGGGTCTTTCACACTGCCGGCGTCAAGATTCCATCAATGGTTTCAACGGCAGCTGGTGCTCATAAGATGAAAGAGCTTGGGCGTTGGATTGAAGATAAGCCGCAGCTTGGAGATCTTTGCTTTATGGACTTTCCACACGATGGCATTGATCGCATCAGCCACATCGGCATTGTGGTCAAGGTAGGCGCAACAAGCGTCTATTGCATCGAGGGCAATACCTCCGGCACTGGCGATCAACGCAACGGCGGAATGGTGATGATTAAGCAACGCTACATCGGCAAGGAGATTGTTGGTTTCGCTAGGCCAAAACTTGTTACTTATGCAGGAGAATATCCAGTGGTCGAGCCAATCCAAAAGGCAAAGCCAAAGGAGAAGAAGAAATGAAAGACCTCAAGGCGTTAGGTGCATCATGGGCGAGAAGCTCAATAGCCGGAATGTTAGCCGTCTATATGACAGGCAACACCAATCCAAAGGATTTAGCGATGGGGCTTGTCGCTGGGCTTGTTCCAGTACTTGCACGCTGGGCTAATCCAAACGACGTGGCATTCGGCAGCAAGAAGTGAGTGTAGGCGAATGGACGGCGGTCGGTGGGCTTGTCCTTGCTCTGCTGACTGCCATCTATTCGTCGATGCGATTCATGGTGAAGTCGATCATGCGGGAGTTTCAACCGAATGGTGGGAACAGTTTGAAGGATCAAGTTTCTCGAATTGAGGCGCGTTTAGATCAACTACTGCTGGAGATTGCTCTCAAGAAATAGACACGCCGACGTCAATCTTGAAATTGTCGGACATAGATGTCACTCTGTATCTGGGAGCATTCGACAAGGCTCCCACGGGAGCAAAAAATGACATCAGGTGAAATCGGTTTATTTCTGTTTATGTGTCTGGCCTGTATTCTTTGGTCGATTGTGAGCTACACAATGGGCTACAAAGAAGGCCACAAAGAAGGCTATCAACGCGGTCGAGCCGTAGGCCGTCACGCATCATCTCAGGCGGTGGCTAAGTGAGTTTCCTAGATAACTACGAAGATGTAGCTGCACGCATTCAGCGATTCTGGGCTACCTATCCAACAGGCAAAATCCACACATCAATCATGGACGTGAATCTTGAAAAAGGCTACGTCCTAGTCGAGTGCCGTATCTATCGCAACTACGAAGATCAAGAGCCAGCCGGTATTGACTACGCATTCGGCAACGTGAATACCTATAACGTCCAGATGAAAAAATGGTTTATAGAAGATACATGCACGTCCGCGATAGGCCGTTGCGCAGGGCTAGTTTTAGGTACGGATAAGCGGCCTACGGTTCAGAATATGCAACAGGTAGAGCGAATCGATCCAAAGATTGTTCAAGATTCTGCCGTTGCTTATGACTACTGGAACACAAAGCACGGAGACGTGCCATCGTTTAAGACACGTGAAGAAGCAGAAGAGGCCGGCATTCCAACTCTTGGAGTAGCTATCGACACCATTAAAGAAACACTAGGCGGCGTTCAAGTAGCTGCTGCACCATTGTGTTCTCATGGCCACATGATCTGGCGTGAAGGCACATCAGCTAAGACCAATAAAGGCTGGGGCGGTTATATGTGCTCCGAAAAGGTCAAGGCGAAGCAGTGTCCGCCAGCCTGGTACATGCTCGGATCTGATGGACAGTGGAGGCCTCAAGTATGACAAAAAAGCGTCTCATTCAGATTCTTGTTATATTTGAGTGCATCTTGATTCTTGCTCTGATTGTGATGGCAACACGATGAGCCGCGTGACTGAGATGATTGATGTTGATCTAATGATTGGCCGGACTCTTATCGATGGCAAAATTGTTGCAGAATACAAAGTCGAAAACTGTGACAATTGCAAGCGGATTGAAATGCTAGATCGTGCCGGCTATCTCAAAGCCGTCGGAGGAGAGCCCGTATTGTGGTTCTGTGGCCAATGCAGAAAATGACAATAAGCGCAGCTGATGAATGGGCTATTCATAAGCGAGCAGTCGATGTGGTGTTCTCCTACAGTGGCCAACTCGGAACGACAATCCACTACAACTCCAAGCTAAATAATCACGAACAGGTAACGGAATACGCCGAATCTCTGGGAGCTGAAATGATTGTGGCCAGATACTTCGGCCTTGACTATGACATCAACCTATCGAACGGCAAGCGAGGAGCTGATGTAGGTCAAGGGCTAGAAGTACGCTGGACTTCCTATGTTGGCGGCAATCTCATCGTCTATCCGAATGATCGTGAGACTGACATCGCAGTGTTGGTAGTCGGTAAATCGCCTATCTATCACATCGCAGGCTGGCTTCCAGTATCTTTCGCTAGACGCAAGCGGTTCAAGAATCCGCGTCAGGATTCCTGGTGGGTCGATCAAGCCAATCTGAATCCGATTGAAACATTGGTCAGGAGCGAATATGCCACTGCTGCGATTTGATTGCTCAATATGTAAGAAGCTCTATGGTGATGGGCGTAAAGAGCACCTCATCACAAAGGGAGCAGAATTGACGATGCACGAATGGTTCGCTCAATGCTCAGGTTGCGGCGCATTTTCGGTCAAGCTAGTCGATGATTCATTGGTGGCTGGCCTTGAATAGTTATCCACAGACTTATCCACAGGCACCTGTGGACGATGCGACACACCGGACTCAATCCTTGACAGATTGTCAGAATCCATCGCTATACTTGAAAGATAATATCTTGAAAATAAAGATAAATAAAAAGATAATAAATATAAAGATAAAAAATAATAAAAACTTATTAGCTATTCCTATGTCAATTCTGATCTTGACAGTATCCACAACAGTAGAAGCTAAAGCAGCTACACAGACTGATTTACTTAAGCTCTACGCGCATTCTCGAATCGTATCTATGGAGCAGTTTAATTGCTTTAATGCGTTGATTACTAAGGAGAGCAATTGGAGAATCGATGCACGTAATGGATCTCATTACGGCTTAGGCCAGATGCGTAATGCTAAGTACGGACGACTTGATGGCTTCTCAATGGTGGACTGGAGCATTCGCTATATCAAGGGACGTTACGGATCTATGTGTAATGCATGGAGATTCTTCAAAGCTAATGGACACCATTGATGGCAGCTAAGTCAGCAAGAGCTAACGGAGGAACAAGAGCCTGGTCAAAGATACGTGAGCGGATACTTATCAGAGACGGTTATCTCTGCCAATACTGTGGCAACGATGCAACGACTGTGGATCACGTGATTCCAATCAGTAAGGGCGGCACTGATGAGCCCGATAACCTTTTAGCAGCGTGTACGCGATGCAATTACTCGAAAGGCAACCGAATGAGCCCGTTTTTTGGTAAGGCAAGGACAC